ATGGAATAGAGGTGATTGTTGTTGGAGCCCCTACGGTAGCTCATCCAGCACCACCTAATCCTCCTTGTCCAAATCACGTCAGATTTTTAAACGCAGGTTCATCAACTGTAAGGGTAAATGGTATTGCTGTAGGAAGAGTTGGTGATAGTGCTGATGCTGGTGCTATGACTTCAGGTTCTTCAAACGTTTTCTTTGGATAACGTATAAATATTACTGTTATGGCAAGATATGACGCTTCAAATACAAACAAGAGTAAAAGATCAGTTAGAATCTTTAGTGATTTAGATTTAGACTTTAGTAGAAACACAGTTACTAACGATATTGATAAAATTGAAGATGTTAATGCTGTAAAAAGAAGTATTAGAAATTTAATACAAACAAATTTTTATGAGAGACCATTTCATCCTGAAATAGGAAGTGGTGTTAGACAAATGTTATTTGAGCCACAAACTCCTTTAACAGCGACTTTCTTAAAAAGAAAAATAGAAGAAGTAATTGTCAACTACGAGCCAAGAGCAACAATAGAACAGATTACAATAGATGATGAACCAGATAAAAACAGACTAAAGGCAAACATATATTTTTATGTTGTTAATAACCAAGAGCCAGTTCTTGTGTCAACATATTTAGAAAGATTAAGATAAAATGGCAAGTAATAAATTTAATATTTCCGATTTAGATTTTGACCAAATAAAATCTAATTTAAAAAAGTTTCTACAATCACAAGCAGAATTTTCAGATTACAACTTTGAAGGATCCGGTTTATCTGTTCTTTTAGATTTACTTGCTTATAATACTCATTACTTATCATTTAATGCTAATATGTTAGCAAATGAAATGTACCTTGATAGTGCTGATATTAGAAAAAATATTGTATCATTAGCAAAGATGCTAGGTTATACTCCTACGTCAGCAAAAGCGCCAATAGCCACTATTGACATTTTAGTTAACAATGCTTCAGGCACATCTATTACAATGGCAAAAGGAACTGTTTTTACATCTACTATAGGTGATACTTCATATCAATTTGTCACAAACGCTTCACACACAATTACACCGAGTTCAGGTGTTTATAGATTTTCAAGTATACCTATTTACGAGGGTACATTAGCAACTTTTAGATATACGGTCAATACATCCGATCCTGACCAAAGATTTATTATACCAAGTAATCGTGCTGATACTTCTACTTTAAAAGTACAGATACAAAATTCAACAAGTGATACCACTACGTCAACTTATACAAAAGCGACAGGATTAACAGGACTAACTTCTACGTCAAAAGTTTATTTTTTACAAGAAACTGAAGACGGCAAATTTGAAATTAATTTTGGTGACGGTATTTTAGGAAATCAATTGGCAGACGGCAACATTGTAATTTTAGAATATGTTGTTACAAATCAAACAGATGCTAATAATGCTTCTACATTTACTTTATCAGGTAACATAGGTGGTTTTTCAGATGTTTCTATCACAACCATTTCAAATGCTCAAGGTGGCGCTGAACCACAAACAAAAGAATCTGTTAGATATAACGCACCATTACAATATTCAAGGCAAGATAGAGCCGTAACAACAAGTGATTATGAAACACTAGTACAAGAATTATATCCTAATGCTCAATCTGTTTCTGCTTGGGGTGGTGAAGATGATGAAACACCTCAATATGGTGTTATAAAAATTGCTATTAAGGCTGCTTCAGGTTCTACACTTACAAATGCTACAAAAGAAAGTATCAAAACACAATTACAACAATATAATATTGCTTCAGTTCGACCAGAAATAGTTGATCCTGAAACGACAACAATTTTATTAACATCTACAATTAAGTATGATGAAAAGGCAACAACAAAAACTGCTGATACTTTAAAATCAAATGTAATTACAACGTTAACAAATTACAACACAGATACCCTTTCAAAGTTTGATGGTGTGTTTAGATATTCAAAAGTTACAGGTTTAATTGATGATACTGATTCTAGTATCGTTTCAAATATCACAACATTAAGAATAAGAAAAAATTTTACACCAACTTTAGGTTCATCTACAAGATATGATGTTTATTTTAGAAATGGTTTATATAATCCACATACAGGACATAAAGCTGGACAAGGTGGTATTTTAGTATCATCTGGTTTTAAAATAGACGGTAATACATCAACTGTTTTTTACTTAGATGATGACGGTGAAGGTAATGTAAGACGTTATAGTTTATCAGGTGCTACAAGAGTTTATGCTAATAATACACAAGGTACTATTAATTATTCTACAGGACAAATTACAATCAATTCTTTAAACGTTGCTTCAGTAGAAAATATTAGAGGTTCTGCTTCAAGTGTAATAGAATTAACTGTACAACCAAATTCAAATGATATAATACCTGTAAGAGATCAAATTTTAGAAATAGACACTGCCAATTCAACAATTACTGTAGAGGCAGATACGTTTGTCGGAGGTTCTGCTGACGCTGGAGTAGGTTATACAGCAACATCTAGTTACGGCACATAATAAGATATGGCAAAATTTACGGATAAAATTTCCAATCTTATCAATAGTCAAGCACCTGACTTTGTATTAGAACAACACCCTAAATTTTTAGAGTTTATTAAAACGTATTATACGTTTATGGAATCTGCTGAGTTAGTTGTAACTTCAGTACAAACAACAGATGGTATTCAATTAGAAACTGAAACTGCTCAAACCAATTCATTACTTTTAGATGCTTCACGTATTGATAGTGACAGAACACAATTAGACGCTGGCGATAAAGTTATATTAGAAAGTTCTACCTATGGTAAGTTTACAAGAGGTGAAACAATTACAGGTCAAACCTCAAATGCTACTTCAGTTGTTTTAGGAGAAGATTTAGCAAACAATCGTCTTTTTATTTCAGCACAAGATAAATTTATTGATGGTGAAACTATTTTAGGTGCGTCTTCAAATGCCAGTGCTGTAATTAATAATTACAAACCTAATCCTGTAACAAATATACAAGAGTTATTAAACTTTAGAGATCCTGATAAAGTTATCTCTAACTTTTTAACAAAATTTAGAAATGAGTTTTTAAATACATTACCTGAATCATTAGATAGTAACGTTGATAAAAGAACATTAATAAAAAATGTAAAATCACTTTATAGAGCAAAAGGTACTGCTAAGGCACACGCAGTATTTTTTAGATTACTTTTTGGTATTGAATCAGAAACATTTTTTCCTAGAGAAAATATGTTACGTGTATCTGATGGTAAGTGGTCTACACAAAAAATTATAAAAGCAATTCAAACAACAAGTCAATCAGGTGATACTGCTAATTTGATTGGTAGAACAATTACAGGTGAAACTTCAAATGCTACTGCTATTGTAGAAAACGTATTTAAATTTCAAATAGGTGCTAATGAAGTATCTGAAATTATTGTAAACGAAGATACTATAACAGGAACGTTTCAAACAAGTGAAGTTATAAGAGGTACACAAACAGATGATGATGATGTTTTTATCAAAACTACAATTACAGGTATACCTTCAACAACATCCGTAACAAATGATGGATCAAATTATGTTTCTACAGATGCTATCACAATTACAGGTGGCGGTAACGGAGCTATTATTCAAGTAGATGGTGTTGGTAGAGGTGGTATTACAGAATTTGTAATAGATAATGCTGGTTCAGGATATGCCATTGGAGATGATATAATATTTACAAATACAAATACAGGTGGCGGAAATGCTGATGCTAAAGTTTCTGTTGTTAATGGAGGTTTTACACAAGAAGAATCAACTTCAAGTGTTGATGACCATATTGTGTTAGAAGATGAAACTGTAAGAGGTGACACATACACAGGAAATAAAGTTGTACAAGAAAGTGGCACAGGATCAGGTGACATTACAGATATTAGAATTATAAAAAGTGGTTCTAATTATGTTTCATTACCTACTGTTGCTGTTTCAACTGATAGTGGTGGTTCAAGTGCTTCTGTTTTTGCTTATGGTAATGAAATAGGTAGAGTACAATCATTAAAGATTGTTGAATCAGGTGCTGAATACGAACAATCGCCAACACCTCC